TGAACGGTCTTTGCTCCAATTTTGACGGATAACTCTAAATGCAAACGACATTTGATCAACATCACCACGCTCAACAAGTGTATATAGGTCTCTTGCTTCTTGTGTGTTTGCTAGTTCTGCTTCAAAGTATAGTCCTTTTTCATCTTCAGACAATCTCATTGTACCGTTTTTGGTTCTGGCCATAGGTAATCCTTCGTGGTTAACCAATAAACGAACATCTGGTGTCTCAGATAGTGTCTTTCTGAATGCTCCAGGAGCAATCTTCTCAATAAATGGCAGAGGAACAGATGCTTCGTTAAACACAGCAGCATAACCTGCCATACGCATAGTACCGTCGTCTGCCTGTCTTGCCTCTATGTCTCTGACCGTAAAGGTACGGCGTTCTGTCTTCTTCATCTTACTCCTTGCTTTATTAGTTTCATTATCTAATTTATCAATTTGGCGTTGTGCCCAGTCCTGAGCAGCATCATCAAAGTTTGCATTTCCACCCCAAAGCAGCCAAGCAACTAATCCTGCACCAGGATATCCTGGGTCTGAAGAGTCTTTGTTCTGTGGTGCTTGTCCATCTGCCTTGTGTCTTGCGAACCAAGGAGCCATCTTTCTTACTTTGTCATCAGAGATATTGCCTTTTGCCATCTCTCTCGCTGCAGACTTTGTTCCTTCAGTTAAGCCATCTCCGCCAAAACCTTCTGACAGATAGTCTAGACCTCTTTGTGCATTATTTTTAATGAACTCTGGAACATTGTCTACTGGCATTATTCCTTGACCTCATCACTGTAAGCAGCCTTTGGATCTGTTGGATCAACTAGGGATACTTGCTGTAGTTGTGCTGAAGGAAGTCCTGTGTGAGTTAGTTCTGAGATATCTAGCATCTTAGCAACATCATCTGGGTTGTAACCAACCTGGACAAGGATAGATGCAATCTCAGCCTTCATCTTATCTCCAACAAGTGGTGCCTGTGAAGCATCAATGTTTTGTAGAGGAAGTCTGTACTGATCTCCTGAATCACCAAGTGATGATAGGTCTTCGTAGTTTCTTACATCGTTTAGTGACAAGAAGCCTTCTCTTAGTCCCTTTGTGTATGCGTCAAAGCGTTCTATTGTTGTTCCTCGCAAAAGTGCATCAAGGTTAAATCTAATAAATCCATCTGACTCAGGAAGTAGTGGAGATAGTGATTGTTCCAAACGCTCTAGCAATGAACGCAATGAATACTGGACAAATGAAAGGTTCTGTGCTTCTACAGATGAGTAGGACATAGCACCTGCAACAGGGTGTCCTAGTAGTGTCAGTGGAACACGGAAGATTCTTGCAATATCTTCTACATTGAATTTTCTTGCCTCAAGTAGCTGTGCATCTTGTGCATTTAGTGATAGTGGCTTAAATGCTGCACCACCAGAAAGAATACCAACTTTACCAGCCATATATGGACCTGAGTGTGATTCTTGCCAGTTAGTAGCAATATCTCTTGCTTGTTCTGCGTTTAATTCTCCTGCAACTTCAATAACTCCACCAGGATTAGCAGCGTTACCAAAATATGATGCAGCATATGTGTCAGAAGCTTGTGCAATACCAACAGACATACGGCAAGCACCAATTGGGCTTAAGCCATAATATGATCCTGGCATTCTAAATAGTGGAATATGAAGAACTTCATTACTTGTTAGAATTTGATCATATAAGTTGTTATCTATATCTTTAACTCTATAGACAAGTGGTTCTCCTGGAATAGGTCTTTCAATTCTTACTTCATTTGGGTTTAATACATATAGTTCTGTTACTTCGTTATTATCATCTCGTACCGTCAAAATAAATGCATTACCATGTAGGTGCATAGAAGTAATTACTTGCTCAATGAATTCTAGTCTTGTTTGTTCTGGGTTTGGAGTATTAATCCATGCTGGAACATCTCCATAAACTGATGCATAAGATAAACGATTGCGTCCTCTGCGGACATAGGCACCCATTGGCAATGAAGAAATAGTATCTCCAAGTAATCTTACACATGCATAAACGGTAGATGTGCGAATAGCAGATTCTGTATCAACATATGTACCAGTATTGGCTACACCAAATAAAGGACGAGGTGGAATCAATGGAAGTATATATTGACTGTTCATATCTCTGGCTTCACCAGATGACTTTAGTCTTTTTGATAGACTCATAATTTACCTTTTCCCTTAATTGTTTTATTTATCATTTTACTGCATCTCCTAAAGTGTAAATGAACTCTCGTATAGGTCCAAAACTTCTGAAGCAGTTAATAGATCCTGTACAAATGTTACTGGTCCGAATGCTGTATTTTTTGCTCCAACTGATGTATTTTGAAAACCTAAGCCTCCATTAATTGGGTAATCAGTTTGAGTTTGCTGCAAAACTCCATCTACATAGCACTTCATATTTCCATTATCTCTTTGATATGTAAATACAATATTATGCCATACATCATCACATACATCTATCCCTGTTGTTATTTCTGTTCCTGTTGCTACTGACATTCTAGGATTAAATGTAAAAACGCCAGTAGTAAGAATTCTTGCTTTTGCATTGTCAATATTATTATTTGAGTTAGTGTATGTATAAATCCAGTTATCAATTGTTGCTGCTGGAGGTGCTGCTCTTCTTATCCACATAGACAAGGATCCTCCATTATTTGCTGTTGAAACCCATGAACCACCACCTGAATAGGCAGTATCCATACCTAAATAGTTTCCAAACAGCATACCAGTTCCTACTGGAGAGTTAAGTGGAATGAAGTTGGTTCCTGCGGTTCCACTATAATCGCCAACTCCTGCGCCTGCATTATAGTAAGATTGAATTCTATCTGGACCATTGCCATCATTTGCCAATGTCCATGGGAAATGGAACGCAGTTTGACTTGTACTTGTAGTTGTTGTGAATAATGAACCAAAGTTTCCTAGAATGTTGGCTAAATATCCACCACCACCGTAGTTTGGTCCTGTCGCTCCTGTTGCTCCTGTAGGGCCTGTAGAGCCCGTAGGGCCTGTAGCACCCGTTGAGCCTGCTCCTGTAGGGCCTGTTGGTCCTGTAGGACCTGTTGGGCCTGTAGCACCTACTGGCGATGTTGAATCTAATGATCCATCACCCTTAACATATTGTGTTGAAAGGCCACCAGCTGTAATAAGACTATTAGCAGTTAATGTTCCACCAATAGTTACAGTATTTGCTGCAAAATCTCCACCAATTAATGGAGTTGCTGTATTACTATTATCTATATAGAGTTTATTGCTGCCTGTTTCATTCTGCCCCGCTGTATTTCCAAGAAACACATTGAATGATCCAGTGGCATTTGATCCTGCTTCAAATCCAACAAATGTATTGCTAGATGCTTGAATAGTATTTCTTCCTGCGTTTCTTCCAATTGCTGTATTTTGTGAAGAAACATTGACTGATGCTACAGGAACACTAAATCCTGAACCAGTTAATAATCCTGCGGGAGCAGTTGCAGTATCAATTGAAAGAATTGCACCATTTCTAACACCTCTGCCAAGTACCATTGTGACTACTGTTACGGCTCCACCTGATACTGTAATATCTGCAGTAATATTTCCTGTAGCAAAAGCAACATAGTGGTTAGGAGTTAAATTAACATTTGTATAAGATCCATCAGTATATCCAGAACCACCAGTAATTGCTCCAAGTGTAGCAACTGTATCTGTTAAGTTTGTAAATGCTGATTGGCCATAAGCAGTATTTCCCGTACCAGCAATGGTGGAAATTAAGGCTGCTCCACCAACTGCGCTGTTAAATGTTCCAGTAAAATTAGCAATAAGACTGCTATTTCCAATTCCAGTGTTACCATTAACATTGGTTGTATTGTTAAGTGCTTGTGAACCTATAGCAATATTTCCATTACCAGTCACATTGTTTTGAAGAGTGCGATAACCAATTGCAGTATTATTAAGTGCAGTAGTTACATTCTCTAAAGCCTGTGCTCCAATAGCAATATTAGCGCTTCCTGTTGTCTGAGATGCTAGGGCTCTATTTCCAAAAGCAAGTCCGTCACTTGATGTTAGATTAGAACCTAGTGCTGTATTACCAATTGCGAGGTTATTAGACCCACTTGTATTACTTGATAATGCTGAAGAACCAATAGCTAAATTATTAGTTCCAGTTCCTGCTCCATTGTTAATAGCAATTCCATCAATAAAAATTGGTCCAAATGTTGAAGAATTAGACAAATCAGTTGCACCAGTAAATACAGAAGTGCTAAAGTTAATTGGACAGTTAATTATTGTATAAGATCCACCAGTTACTGAAACTGGCTGTGTTGTTGTTCCAACTGAATTAAATACCTGAGTATTAAACATTGCAAGTTGTCCAGCAGCAGAACTAACTGGATATGTAGCAGAAGAAAATACTGATGAATCAACAAGGAATGTGAAACCATTTGTGTTAATTACAGTGCCAATACTTTGAACATTTCTAAAAGTTACTATAGCAGAACCATTGTTTATTGTAGGAATACCTACAAAAGCACACTCATCAAAGCGAGTTTGTGAAGAACCTGTAATTGATATGGTAGAAGTGATTGAATTTCTTGCACCTTTAACAAATAAACTACCACTAGAGCTCTTATTTGTTGCAAGTTGAACAGAACAATTATTTACATATGCATTAGCAGTTCCTGTAACATCAAGAGTATTAATAGTTAATCCATTTAATACTGCATTAGTTGCAGCAGAACCTATTGTTAGGGTTCCTTGAATAAATACTGCACTATTTCCAAGACTTTCAATGTTGGCTGCAGATATATTAATACCTGCAAATGCTGGAAGAGTAGGGCTTTCCACATATGTTCCTGGATAAACTATAAGTGTATTTCTTGTAGAATCTACTAATGTTAAAGCATGTGTGATTGTTGCTACTGGCTTTACTAAATCGCCGTTTCCAGTTGTATCATTTCCATCTGTTCCTGATACATAAATTACTCTGTCGTATCCCGCAAAATCTGGTCCTGTGGCACCTGTGGCACCAGTACTTCCACTGACTCCTGTTGCTCCTGTAGCTCCTGTATCACCAGTGACACCTTGAGGACCTGTAGGTCCTGTGTCTCCAGTTACGCCAGTAGGTCCTGTAGGACCTGTATCTCCTGTAACGCCAGCAGCACCTGAAGGTCCTGTGGCACCAGTTACTCCTTCAGGTCCTGTTGGACCTGTTGGACCTGTTGCTCCAGTTGCGCCAACTGGTGATGTTGAATCTAGTGATCCGTCACCCTTAACATACTGAGTAGATGTTCCACCACGAGTAACAAATGATTTTGCAATAGCACTATTATTCCATTGTGAATCAACTGTTAGTGATGTTCCACCAGTAAAGTCAGAACCAGCATAATCTAATACTGAATTAATAATTGAATAACTTCCAGCAAGTTGAACTGGCTTTTGTGCACTTCCTGCAAAGTTAAGTACCTGAGTATTGTATAGATATGTAAAAGATCCTGAAGCTGCTGTAACTGGATATGTACTATCACTATAAACTGCTGTATCAGTAAGATATAGAGTTCCTGCTGTTACTGTTGCTCCATAGACATATTTATGATTTATAACTTTAACAACAGCACTTGCATTATTTATAGTAAGGGCATGAAGTCCAAATCCATCATCAAACTGAACTAGACCTGATCCTGTAATATTAATAGCATTAGCTGCATTTCCTCTTAAATCTTTAAATAATACTGTTCCAGTACTACTCTTGGTAACTGTTCCTATTATGGTACAAGCATTAAAAGTTGCATTTGCATTACCTTGAATATCAACAGTTTGAATAAACAATCCATTAAGTGTATTAGCTGTTGCTCCATTTGGAATAGTAACAGTTCCATTAATTCTTGCTGAAACATTGAGTCCGCCTTGATAAGTAACACCACTTATTTGAGTTGTAGCATTTGAAAGGACTGGCAATGTAATATTTTCAGTATATGTACCTGGATAAACAACTACTGTATTTCTAGTAGCCGTCATTAATGACATTGCATATGTAAGTGTAGCTACTGGCTTTGTTAGATCACCGTTTCCAGTTGAATCGCTACCGTCTGTACCTGAAACATAAATTACTCTATCGTATCCAGCAAAGTCTGGACCTGTAGCACCAGTTGCGCCAGTTGCGCCAGTGCTTCCACTAACTCCTGTGGCACCAGTTGGTCCTGTATCGCCAGTAACACCTTGTGGTCCAGTAGCACCTGTAGTTCCTACGCCTGTAGGACCTGTTGGGCCTGTATCTCCAGTTACTCCTTGTGGGCCTGTGGCACCTGTTGCGCCAACGGCACCAGTTACACCAGTAGGTCCAACATCTCCAGTAACGCCTTGAGGTCCTGTGGCACCTGTGGCACCAGTATCTCCTGTAACTCCTGTTACGCCTGTGGCACCTGTAGGTCCTGTGGCTCCTGTGCTTCCTGTTGCTCCAACTGGGCCTGTAGCTCCAGTAGGTCCAACGATACCTGCACTAAAGACTACAAAAAGAACATCATGGTTATTAGCAAAGTTAGTTGTTCCTGTTCCACCTGATGTTACAAGTGTTACTGGAATCT